TCAGGTGCAATTTTCAGTAAAGTAAGAATCAATAATGACGATTTAGAAGAAATCAATAAAAAACTCAATTTCGCAAAAGATTTGTCACTAGGAAGATTGAGGAAGCTTAATCATCCGATTCCACTAAAAAAGTATCAGCATGGCTTCGAATCAATTCATCAAAAAGCTTATGTACAAGATGTTCATGATCATATTAGAAAATTAACATTATCGATTTTTGGAGTGACGCTTAATTCAGATTTGAGTGAAAGTGAATATAACCTAGCAGCAAAATTTTACAGAGATATCAAAAATTATTATTTATATATCTATGAAAAGAGAGTTTCAGAATTAACCATCGATGATTTCGAATAAAGGAGGAACAACAAATGTTACAAAAATTTAGAATCGCTAAAGAAAGAAGTAAATTAAAACTCAATTTACTAAAACATGCAAACAGTAATTTAGAAATAAGAAACAACCCTGAACTGTTGCGAGCAGTTGCAGAGTTGCTTAAAGAGATTAATCGATAAATTCTATGAATTCGATTTTAGCTGAAGCGATAGCTACTATTTTGTCTCCAACAAAAGTATATGAGCCATTAGTGAACAAGGAACTTTTAATTTTTTCTTTTGATATTTCAACAGTTCCGCGATGACCTGACTTTATCACTTTTTCTAAATTATTGATTTCAACAAATTTATCATTAGAAAGATATAAACAAGCTTTCATACTTATCACCTCCTTAGGTTGATAACAACATTATACACGAAAGGAGCATAAACATTATGCAAGCATTACAAACAAAATCGAACATCGGAGAAATGTTCAACATACAAGAAAAAGAAAATGGAGAAATCGCAATCAGTGGTCGAGAACTTCATCAAGCATTAGAAGTTAAGACAAGATATAACGATTGGTTTGAAAGAATGATTAATTATGGCTTTGAAGAAAATATTGATTATACAGCTCTTACTCAAAAAAGAGTAACAGCTCAAGGTAACGCTATTAATTATTTAGACCACGCACTCACACTAGACACTGCAAAAGAAATCGCAATGATTCAACGTAGTGAACCCGGTAAACGTGCAAGACAATATTTCATCCAAATTGAAAAAGCATGGAACAGCCCAGAAATGATTATGCAACGTGCTTTAAAAATTGCTAACAACACAATCAATCAATTAGAAACAAAGATTGAACGTGATAAACCAAAAATTGTATTTGCAGATGCAGTAGCTACTACTAAGACATCAATTTTAGTTGGAGAGTTAGCAAAGATCATTAAACAAAACGGTATAAACATCGGGCAACGCAGATTGTTTGAGTGGTTACGTCAAAACGGATTCCTTATTAAACGCAAGGGTGTGGATTATAACATGCCTACACAGTATTCAATGGAACGTGAGTTATTCGAAATTAAAGAAACATCAATCACACATTCGGACGGTCACACATCAATTAGTAAGACGCCAAAAGTAACAGGCAAAGGACAACAATACTTTGTTAATAAGTTTTTAGGAGAAAAATAAAAATCTTAATAGGAGGAATTATCAATGAACACACTATACAAAACAACCCTCCTCATCACAATGGCAGTTGTGACGTGGAAGGTTGTAAAGATTGAGAAAAACACAAGATTTAAACTTAGAAATTTTGATTATCCAAAAATTAATAATGCTCAGAGCAAATCATTGTTGGATATTGCTAGTCACGATCTAAAAGATATTTAACTGTATTCAAAATTTTCATATCTTGTTGAGCTTTTAAGCTTTCGTATAAAGCTATTGAATAAATAATTTCGTAAGATACGTTTTCAGGAGCATCTTCTTTCAACTTATTTATTCTATCTCTAAAAAAGTCACTGTCACCACCGAATTCTTTTTCGGCTTGATTACTAAGTTCACCAAAGAAATTTTGAAAATCATTAAATTCCATACTTATCACCTCCTTTCACTAGGAGATAACTAAATTATACACAACACAAAAATAAAAAGGAGGAATAGATATGATAAAAAATAGTTTGCAAGCTAAAGAACTTGCAGTAATTTTATCTGTTTCTAAATCCAAAGCAGGACAAATAATAAGAGAACTGAATAAAGAGCTTGAAGACGAAGGTTACATTGCGATTCGAGGCAGAATACCAGTCCAATTAGCTAGAGAAAAATTCCCTTATCACGGCTTGTCAGACGAGAGAATAATGGAGGCGTTGAAAAAAGAAAATGAGTAACATTTATAAAAGCTATCTATTAGCAGTATTATGCTTCACAGTCTTAGCGATTGTACTCATGCCGTTTCTATACTTCACTACAGCGTGGTCAATTGCGGGATTCGCAAGTATCGCAACATTCATATTTTATAAAGAATACTTTTATGAAGAATAAAAAAACTGCTACTTGCGCCAACAAGTAACAGTATCAAACAAAACACTTAAGAAAAAATTCATGTTCAATATAAAACGAAAAACGGAGGAAGTCAAGATGTATTACGAAATAGGCGAAATCATACGCAAAAATATTCATGTTAACGGATTCGATTTTAAGCTATTCATTTTAAAAGGTCATATGGGCATATCAATACAAGTTAAAGATATGAACAACGTACCAATTAAACATGTTTATGTCGTAGATGAGAATGACTTAGATATGGCATCAGACTTATTCAACCAAGCAATAGATGAATGGATTGAAGAGAACACAGACGAACAGGACAGACTAATTAACTTAGTCATGAGATGGTAGGAGGTCGCTATGAATCAGACTGTAACTTATATCATCCGTCATAGGGATATGCCAATTTATATAACTAACAAACCAACTGATAACAATTCAGATGTTAGTTACTCCACAAATAGAAATAGAGCTAGGGAGTTTAACGGTATGGAAGAAGCGAGTATCAATATGGATTATCACAAAGCAATCAAGAAAACAGTGACAGAAACTATTGAGTACGAGGAGGTAGAACATGACTGAACAAACTAATCAAGATGTCGATATTTTAACGCAACTAGGTGTAAAAGACATCAGCAAACAAAATGCAAACAAGTTTTATAAATTTGCGATATACGGCAAGTTCGGTACTGGTAAAACTACGTTTTTAACAAAAGATAACAATGCCTTAGTACTAGATATAAATGAGGACGGAACAACGGTAACAGAAGATGGGGCAGTTGTGCAGATTAAGAATTATAAGCATTTTAGTGCAGTGATTAAAATGCTGCCTAAAATTATTGAACAACTAAGAGAAAACGGAAAACAAATTGATGTTTTAGTGATTGAAACAATCCAAAAGTTACGTGATATCACTATGGACGACATCATGGACGGTAAATCAAAGAAACCGACATTTAATGATTGGGGCGAGTGTGCTACACGCATTGTAAGTATTTATCGTTATATTTCTAAATTACAAGAACATTATCAATTTCATCTTGCTATAAGCGGACACGAGGGCATTAACAAAGACAAAGATGATGAGGGAAGTACTATCAATCCAACAATCACGATAGAGGCACAAGACCAAATAAAAAAAGCAGTCATCAGTCAATCTGACGTGTTAGCAAGAATGACAATAGAAGAACATGAGCAAGACGGCGAAAAAACTTATCAATATGTACTTAACGCTGAACCATCAAATTTATTCGAGACAAAGATAAGACACTCAAGCAACATCAAAATTAACAACAAACGTTTCATTAATCCAAGTATTAACGATGTTGTACAAGCAATTAGAAATGGTAATTAAAAATTAATTAAAAGGACGGTATAAAAATTATGAAAATCACTGGTAGAACACAATACATTCAAGAAACTAATCAAGAGGCATTCATGAAAGGTGGGGACTTTTTAGGAGCTGGAGAATTTACAGTAAAAGTTGCAAATGTCGAGTTTAACGACAGAGAAAACAGATACTTCACGATTGTTTTTGAAAACAACGAAGGTAAACAATACAAACACAACCAATTCGTCCCACCATTCCAACAAGATTATCAAGAAAAACAATATATCGAGTTACTTAGTAGATTAGGAATTAAATTGAACTTACCAGATTTAACTTTTGACACAGATCAATTAATTAACAAAATCGGAACTATTGTACTTAAAAATAAATTTAACGAGGAACAAGGCAAGTATTTTGTAAGACTCTCATATGTAAAAGTTTGGAATAAAGACGATGAAGTAGTTAATAAACCAGAACCTAAAACTGATGAGATGAAACAAAAAGAACAGCAAGCAAATGGGAAACAGACGCCAATGAGTCAACAATCAAACCCATTCGCTAATGCTAATGGTCCAATAGAAATCAATGATGATGATTTACCGTTCTAGGACGTGGTTTAAATGCAATACATTACAAGATACCAGAAAGACAATGACGGTACTTATTCCGTCGTTGCTACTGGTGTTGAACTTGAACAAAGTCACATTGACTTACTAGAAAACGGATATCCACTAAAAGCAGAAGTAGAGGTTCCGGACAATAAAAAACTATCTATAGAACAACGCAAAAAAATATTCGCAATGTGTAGAGATATAGAACTTCACTGGGGCGAACCAGTAGAATCAACTAGAAAATTATTACAAACAGAATTGGAAATTATGAAAGGTTATGAAGAAATCAGTCTGCGCGACTGTTCTATGAAAGTTGCAAGGGAGTTAATAGAACTGATTATAGCGTTTATGTTTCATCATCAAATACCTATGAGTGTAGAAATGAGTAAGTTGTTAAGCGAAGATAAAGCGTTATTATATTGGGCTACAATCAACCGCAACTGTGTAATATGCGGAAAGCCTCACGCAGACCTGGCACATTATGAAGCAGTCGGCAGAGGCATGAACAGAAACAAAATGAATCACTACGACAAACATGTGTTAGCACTGTGTAGACAACATCATAATGAACAGCACGCAATTGGCGTTAAGTCGTTTGATGATAAATATCACTTGCATGACTCGTGGATAAAAGTTGATGAGAGGCTCAATAAAATGTTGAAAGGAGGAGAATAATGGTTAAATCGATATTTTTACAAGATGGAGAAGAAATTTTAGTTGATGATGAAGATTACGAGAGAGTTAATCAGCATACTTGGCATAAAGCTTTTAAAGATAATTACAGAATGATTGTGAATAGTGATAAAAAGCATTTACCTGATTTTATTCTAAAAAAAAGTTTCCAAAAAATAAAAAACAATGATTTCACAAGAAAAAATCTAACAACTGAAGGTAATAAAACAAGATGGAGCAAAGCGAAGTGTAACAATTCATCTAAATATAAAGGCGTTTCATGGGATAAAAAAAATAATAATTGGTATGCATGTATAGCTGTTGATAAAAAAACCAAAAACTTAGGTCACTTTGTAAATGAAGATGAAGCAGCAAAAGCTTACAACAATGCAGTTAATGAATATTGGGGTGGTGTTGGTTACCTTAATATAATTGGAGAAGATAATAGGCTGAAAAAAAGAAACTATAAAACAAACATAAAGCAATTGAAGAGGGGAACTGATAAAAACAATTTAAGAGGAATAAACAAAATAAAACATAGATATTATTCAAAAATATTTTATTCTGGCAACTATATAGCGTTAGGCGGATATGACGATTTAAACAAAGCGAGATTAGTTTACAACAAATGTTCGTCATACCTGCATGGATCTGACGCGATCCTTAACGACGTACCTATGACAGATGAACTTAAAGAATTCATATCTAACTGGGAAGTACCGGACAAAATAAAAGCGCTGAAAGGAGAAGACAATGGGAGAAGTATCGTGGATAAAACTTAAAGTTGGCATGTTTGATGACAGCAAAATCAAATATATCGAAGCTTTACCCGAAAGAGATACGATCATAACCATTTGGGTTAAGTTGCTAACTTTATCAGGAAAGTACAACGAACAAGGTTACATTATGTTATCTGAAAACTTGCCGTATAACGAAGAAATGTTAGCAAATGAGTTTAGCCGACCTATTAACTCAATAAGGTTAGCAATACAAACTTTTGAGACGTTGGGCATGATTGAAAAAGTTAATGGTGTCATAAAAGTGACAAACTGGGAAAAACACCAAAACATTGAAGGACTCGAGAAAATCAGGGCTCAGAACAGGTTGAGGAAACAAAAGCAACGAGAAAACAACAGAAAATTGCTAAATGGTCACGTGACGTCACGTGACAGTCACGCAACAGAAGAAGATAAAGAATTAGAAAGAGATAAAGAAAAAGATATAGATAAGAACTTAAGTTCAAATAATAGCGCAACTGACGTTACGCATGAGCAATTTGAGGAATGGTGGAAACTTTACAACAAGAAAAAAGATAAGAAGATGTCTTTCACTAAATTCAAATCATGCGTAAAGAAACATACTTTTGAGCAAATCATGCAAGGTACTCGAGAGTATTTAAAAACTATTACAGACAAACAATATCAAAAGTACCCTAAAACGTTTTTAACTAACGAAAGCTATATGAATGATTATAGCGAAGAGATTAAAGAAACTGGTATAGATCAATTGGAACGTATGAAGTACGACGAAAGTTATTGGGACTAGGAGGATGTTATGAAACCGTTATTCAACGAAAAAATAAACGAAAGTTTAAAAAAATATCAACCAATCGAAGTAATACTAAGACAGAATTGCGATAAATGCGGGCATCAATATGACTTATATAAGTTTGAAAATGGATATGAATACAAAGACGGTTGCGAATGTGAAATTCAAAGATTGGCTTACGAAGAATACAAAAGGAATAAACAAAAGAAACTTGATTATATTTTCAATCAATCAAATGTTAATCCGTCATTAAGAGATGCAACGGTTAACAACTATAAGCCACAAAATGAAAAACAAGTAAAAGCTAAACAAACAGCAATAGAGTATGTACAGGGTTTCTCTACAAAAGAACCAAAATCATTAATATTGCAAGGTTCATACGGAACTGGTAAAAGCCACCTAGCATACGCTATCGCAAAAGCAGTTAAAGCTAAAGGGCATACGGTTGCTTTTATGCACATACCAATGTTGATGGATCGTATCAAAGCGACATACAACAAAAATGCAGTAGAGACTACAGACGAGCTAGTCAGATTGCTAAGTGATATTGATTTACTTGTACTAGATGATATGGGTGTAGAAAACACAGAGCACACTTTAAATAAACTTTTCAGCATTGTTGATAACAGAGTAGGTAAAAACAACATCTTTACAACTAACTTTAGTGATAAAGAACTAAATCAAAATATGAACTGGCAACGTATCAATTCAAGAATGAAACACAATGCAAGAAAAGTAAGAGTAATCGGAGACGATTTCAGGGAGCGAGACGCATGGTAACCAAAGAATTTTTGAAAATTAAACTTGAGTGTTCAGATATGTACGCTCAGAAACTCATAGACGAGGCACAGGGCGATGAAAATAGGTTGTACGACCTATTTATCCAAAAACTTGCAGAACGTCACACACGCCCCGCTGTCGTCGAATATTAAGGAGTGTTAAAAATGCCGAAAGAAAAATATTACTTATACCGAGAAGATGGCACGGAAGATATTAAGGTCATCAAACATGAAGATAACGAGAATGAAGTTTATTCGCTCACAGGAGCCCATTTCAGCGACGAAAAGAAAATTATGACTGATAGTGACCTAAAACGATTCAAAGGCGCTCACGGGCTTCTATATGAGCAAGAACTAGGATTACAAGCAACGATATTTGATATTTAGAGGTGGCACATGGAAATAGAAATTAAATTTAACGAAACGTTTGAGGCACCTATGGGCTCGCCTCGTCCGCGCTTTCGTAATACGGGTAGATTTGTCCGAACCTACATGCCAACGGCTTATACAAAGCATAAAGCGTATATACAAGGGCAGATGCCTAAGTTAAATCTAGAGCACGCACTAAAAATTGAATTAGACTTTTACTTTCCATTGCTTAAATCATGGTCGAAGAAAAAGAAAATTGAAATGGTTGGGCAGTATAAAGTGACTAAGCCGGATATCGACAACTTAATTAAAACGGTATTAGATGCGTGTAATGGTCATGTATGGAAAGACGATAACCAAATTACAGAAATAACTAGCTCAAAGCGCTATGGACTAGAACCAAAAATAATTATGCGAGTTGAGGAAGTGATCTAATGCAACAACAAGCATATATAAACGCAACGATTGATATAAGAATACCTACAGAAGTTGAATATCAGCACTTTGATGATGTAGATAAAGAAAAAGAAACGCTGGCAGATTACTTATATAACAATCCTGACGAATTACTAGAGTATGACATTTTAAAAATTAAAAATGTAAATGTAGAGGTGGAATAAATGGCGAAAACAGCAAGAATTGTAAGGATACATGATAAACCTTATAGGTTCAGTAAATTTGAAATGGAATTAATTGAAAGTCACGGTATAACACCTGGAATGGTTTCTAAAAGAGTAAAAGACGGTTGGGAACTACATGAAGCAATGGACGCACCAGAAGGCATGCGTTTAAGCGAGTACAGAGAAAAGAAAACAATAGAAAGACTGGAACAAGCTAGACTCGAACGCAAATTGGAAAGAGAGCGAAAGAAAGAGGCAGAGCTAAGAAGAAAGAAGCCACATTTGTTTAATGTACCTCAGAAACATTCACGTGATCCGTACTGGTTTGATAATACTTATAACCAAATGTTCAAGAAGTGGCAGGAAGTATAAATGCCTAAAACCGATAACGCACGCAAAGAATACTTAAACCAATTTTTCAGATCTAAGAGATATCTGTATCAGGATAACGAGCGAGTGGCTCATACTCATGTAGTAAACGGCACTTATTACTTTCATGGGCATATCGTACCAGATTGGCAAGGTGTGAAAAAGACATTTGATACAGCGGAAGAGCTCGGAATATATATAAAGCAACATGGTTTGGAATACGAGGAACAGAAGCAACTAACTTTATTTTAGAGGAGATGGAAACAATGAAAATCAAAGTTAAAAAAGAAATGCTATTAGACGAGTTAATTAAATGGGCGCGAGAAAATCCGGAGCTATCACAAGGGAAAATATTTTTTTCAACAGGATTTAGTGATGGATTCGTTCGTTTTCATCCAAATACAAATAAGTGTTCGACGTCAAGTTTTATTCCAATTGATATCCCCTTCATAGTTGATATTGAAAAAGAAGTAACCAAAGACACGGTATTTGATAAGTTGTTTGAAATGTACGAGATGGAAGGAGGAGTCTATGAAACCGTATTATATGCAAACACTAGTATAAAAGAATGTTTATATGGTAGACGTTTGCCTACCAAAGCATTCTATATCTTAAACGATGATATGACGATGACGTTAATTTGGAAAGATGGGGAGTTGGTAGTATGATGCCGAAATTTAGAGCGTGGGATAAATTAGGTAAGGAAATGCACAAAGTAAGTGCTATTGATTTTAGTAGCAAAGGTGCAAGAATTATTCGTTTAGCTGGAGTACAGTCTAACGGTAAGGAAAATCATAAAAGATGGCATTCATCTGTTGAACTCATGCAATCTACAGGAGTTAAAGATGTGAATGGTGTGGAGATATTCGAAGGCGATATAGTGAAAGTTAATGTGCTAGAAGGAATTGGACCGAATGCAAGAATTGTTTTTAAAAACGGTATGTTTGGCGTTGAAGATGACATGCATGGATACGGTTACGACAAAGGGCTTTATTCTCTAAACCTCATCATTAATAGACACGAGGTAGAAGTTAAAGGCAACATATTTGAATCATCTCATTTATTGGAGGTAACAGAATGAACTATGAAACAGGATTCCAAATAGGCGTAACGGAAGCTAGGTTGAAGAAGATGAGAAAACAACGTGATGAGTACAAGAAGCAACGTGACGAGCTTATTGGGGATATAGCTAAGTTAAGAGAGCGTAACGAAGAGCTGGAGAACATGTGGCGCACAGTCAAAAATGAATTGCTTGGAAGATACGAATTTTACCGTTTTAGACTTAACGAACTACAGATTGAGAGTAGAGCGAACAAGGCAGTAGCTATAAACATGGGAGCTAAAATCAACGCAAGTGCTATATTGTACCGAATGGACAAATTAGACGGAACAAATGAGTTCTACGAATTTTTAGGTCAAATGGAGGAAGACACTAATGAATAACCGCGAACAAATCGAACAGTCCGTTATAAGTACTAGTGCGTATAACGGTAATGACACAGAGGGATTGCTAAAAGAGATTGAGGACGTATATAAGAAAGCGCAAGCGTTTGATGAAATACTTGAGGGAATGACAAATGCTATGCAAGATGCACTCAAAGAAGATATTTATCTTGATGAAGCAGTAGGGATTATGACGGGTCAAGTTGTCTATAAATATGAGGAGGATCAGGAAAATGACTAATACATTAACAATTGATCAGTTACAAGAGTTATTACAAATACAAAAGGAGTTCGACGATAGAATACCAACGCTGAACTTACGAGATAGCAAAATAGCATATGTAGTTGAATTCTTTGAATGGTTTAATACATTGGAAACGTTTAAGAACTGGAAGAAGAAACCAGGTAAGCCGTTAGACGTACAACTTGATGAATTAGCTGACATGTTGGCGTTTGGATTGAGTATTGCGAATCAACAAGAGGTAACGAACGAAAAATTAGAATATGGATTAAGCACTCTTAGAAAAGATGGGTATCTTTACAATGAATCTCAATCCGTTTGGGACTTTATGTCAGATGTATCAAACGTTGGTTTAGAACCTTTAAGTGCAGTTATTATACCACTAGATATTGCTTACAACTTATATTCTATCGACCAACTCATTGACGCGTACAAAAAGAAAATGAAAAGGAATCATGAAAGACAAGATGGAACAGCAGACGCAGGAAAAGGATACGTGTAAAGACATATTAGATCGAGTCAAGGAGGTTTTGGGGAAGTGACACAATACCTAGTCACAACATTCAAAGATTCAACAGGACGACCACATGAACATATTACTGTGGCTAGAGATAATCAGACGTTTACAGTTATTGAGGCAGAGAGTAAAGAAAAAGCAAAAGAGAAGTACGAGGTGCGGAACAAACCAGTTGATGGAGCGACCAACTTAAACGATATCAAATCAAATATTGGTATCTTTCACGTTGAAAAAGTCGAACCAAACGAGGGTATGGTGGATATTAACATTGAGACAATGAAACCATTCGAGGAGGCAGACGATGATTAAAAAACTTAAAAATATGGATTGGTTCGATATCTTTATTGTTGGAGTACTGTCATTATTCGGCATATTCGCATTGTTACTTGTTGTCACATTGCCTATCTATACAGTGGCTAGTTACCAACACAAAGAAACGCACCAAGGAACTATTACAGATAAATATAACAAGAGACAAGATAAAGAAGACAAGTTCTATATTGTATTAGACAACAAACAAGTCATTGAAAACTCCGACTTATTATTCAAAAAGAAATTTGATAGCGCAGACATACAAGCTAGGTTAAAAGTAGGCGACAAAGTAGAAGTTAAAACGATTGGTTATAGAATACACTTTTTAAATTTATATCCGGTCTTATACGAAGTAAAGAAGGTAGATAAACAATGATTAAACAAATATTAAGACTAATATTCTTATTAGCAATGTATGAGCTAGGTAAGTATGTAACTGAGCAAGTATATATTATGATGACGGCTAATGATGATGTAGAGGTGCCGAGTGACTTCGCGAAGTTGAGCGATCAGTCAGATTTGATGAGGGCGGAGGTGACGGAGTAGATGATGTGGTTAGTCATAGCAATTATATTACTAGTCATCTTATTGTTTGGT